CCTCACTAACACCAGCACCCTTAGACATAGATGCTTTTAATGCTAAGTCAGTGTAACCACTGTCTTTAGCATCCTTCTTTAACCACTTACGTGCTTTCTCATTTGCTTTGGCACGTTTATCCAGTAGCGTCTCTTCAGTTTTAACGTCTGGGAAAACAGTTACGAACTTGTGCTTTCCCTTTTTTGCTTTTTTGCTTTCTTATCTCCACTATCACATTCAGATTTTTCAGTAAGGTAACCTAGATCAGCTCTCCAATCAAGATGCTCACCACGTACTACCTTAAATCCGTCACGTGTACTAACTACTCTATCGTTTCTAGTGTTTCTCACCTTTTGACCTGCTCTTCTCTTTGCTTTGTTACCTTCACCACGTTGAGGTTTAGATCTACTCATCTGATTCTCACTTGATGCATCATTACTATGCTGCTTTCTTGCTAGTTTGTAGTTATCATACTCCTTTGCACCAGTACCACGTCTCAATCCTGACTTATATTCTTTAGAATTTCTCCTCTTCTGACCTAGACGTTTTGCTTTACTTAGTGCATTATCACCTAGAGTAGTACTGTCATCACGTCCTCTTTCATCTATCAATTCAACATCTTCCTTTACTTCTTGGTCATGCTCACACTTTGGTTCACAAGTATCGTCACAGTCCTTTGAATGATGCTCAGTCTTCATGTGATCAGCAGCCTTATACATTGGCTTACCTGTTACCTTACTTTTCATACCTGCAACAAATCCTTGGTATGCTTTAGTGTTACCTTTTTTGTCAGCGTTAGTAACAGTATACGCTTCATTCTTTTTTGAATTTTTCTTCTTCTCTTTCTTTTCTCTGTCAGAGATCTTACCATCTACATCACTTTTTTCATACCACTTTCCATCGCCGTCATCATCTTGCCAGCGTTTAGATTTCTTTTCCTGATCTTTACCTTCTAAGTAAGGCTTACGTAGATCATCAAATGTCTGATTCCAGATTCCCATGGGTAAACTAATACTTGTCCTATTATTTATTTAGAAATCTACTCCAAGATTAAACTTACCCACTTCCCTACACTCAGTTATCCATGTCCTAAACATGTGTGCATTCTCATCAACACATATCAAATGGTTAGCACCACGTCTTATAATTTTACCAACACTATCACTAGATTCAACAAATGTACCTACCTTAAACAAGTCACCTGACACATACTGTTCTCTCAAAGTCCTTTCATCAACTGGTATTACGTTAAGCATGACATAATTATATAACTTACCGTTCTGCTCCATTGCTAACTTAGCAATCTCCTGTGCTCTAGACTGTCTTACTACTATATTCAATGAGTTATAACCATTCTCATATATTGATTGTAGTACGTCATAAATTGTTTCAGCATTAGCATCATCTATTATTGCTTCTTGTAAATCTGGGTGTGCTTCCTTCAAACGTTTGATATCAGCATCCCTAGAAGGGAAGATATAGAATTCTTCTGATGTCTGTGCTGCTGTTGCTATTATATTATCACCCACTACGTCATCATCAAATTTATCAAAGGCAACTGTTAATGGTTCGTCTCTTGCTGCCTGATCGAATTGTTGTTTTGCTTGGAAGTTAGATAGGGCACGTCCCATCCTATCTACATCTGGTTTTACCTGACCTGCACCACCAGCAGTAGCGGTAGCAGTAGCACTAGCACCACTACGTGACGCTAATGTCTGTGAATTTTTCTCACGTTCATCTTCACCTTTACCAGCAGCTTTCGCATCGAACATTTTAAGTTCGCCACGAATAGTCTTGGCTTTTAGTTGACCTTGACGGTCATACCAATCACCATGCCCGTCTCCTACGAGACCTAGGCGTTTTGCCTGAGTTGAAGCTCGTGTTATTCTTGCTTCTGTTATGAACTGATCGAACTGCTTCACGGATTCTTCTGTAGATTTCGTTGCGGTGTTGACGAATAAACGCTAGTCCAAGCGTAGTGTATTGATTATATTTATACTTATCTTCTGAGATAGGTGATCCAAATTCAACAAAGAATCTGGAAAAGTTCTCAATCTCATTAGGCAAACGCTCAACCTTCTTCCTATCAAAGGAGTATGCGATGATCAGATGCTCTAATAATTTATTCATTGGTAACAATCACATATGTTAGGATGTTCTCCAGTACCGCAATACTGTTGCCAGAAACCTGCTGTTGATTCACATGTTTGCCCATCTGGTTCACCTGGTGGTGACCAATTAAAACTTCCCATACCACCTGAAGGATCGCATCCAACTAATAGTAAAGTAATTGGTAGCAATAATAGTTTTCTCACTGGAATAATCCTCTTTGTTTTTTAAGTTGTAGTGGTGCGTCATCACACATAACAGCATCACCTTGCAGTCTTGCCATGTTACCATTAGCATCTAAATCTAACCCAGATCTTCTAGGTTTTCTATCTATAAGCAATGCAGTAGAGAACCTATAGTTACCTCCACCGCTAGGTTTATTTCTAATCCTTAGTTTCATACTTGCACCAGATGAATTAAAATCTGAAGCACCTACAAACTTTAGACCAGCAGGGTCATGTCCTTTCAGGTAGTATAACCCATAATCACCTATTTGTATATAAGGAATGTTCTTACCTAGGTAATAGTCTTGAAAAGTATTCAAGAACTCCTCACCCTTTATCATTTTACTCTTATATCTTTCCTTATCAGACTCCTTCTCCATATCAGGTACTTCCCTAGCAGAGTTATACTTGAATAGGTTTGGCATATCTTGAGGCCATATATTATTAACAGTCCTTTCTATATTCATAGTCTTCAACATGTTCTGCATGTTGACTGATGCTGTATCTTGCTTACCAGTTATATACCAATGACTACCAGTCCTCCATTTAAGACCACTTTGCCCATAGTCAGCAGTAGTATCTAACTTAACCTCAACACGTATACGTGTAATCAGATCTTGATTAAGTAAATTATAATTCTTAACGAGTAATTCTAAGTCAGCAGCAGTATTAGATGCCCCTGCTGGTGTAAATCCTTGAGGTATCATTCCGACTGTTCTATACTGGGAGAATAACTTGGATTCTAAAATGAATCCCATGTTAACTTTACCCGACCTATTAGCTACACCACCTGTGTTGATGTAATCTGTATAGTCAGGGTCACCCCCATATAGATCTTCCGAGTAGTCGGATACTTGCAATTACATAACGTGCTTCTTGAAGTATTTATTTAATACTTCGACTTGATCCTCATACTTAGCAATCATGTTAAGTTCATTCTCGATTGCTTCAAGAATGTCAGAGTGTTCACCAATACCAGCAGGGTTATTAAGATAAACTTCAACGTTCATCTTATGCTTTTCAATGTCACCTTTAGCATGTGCTATCAATGCATTGACTATTTTGTCTTTCATAATCATGCGTTTTTACTATGTATCAAATGGTAGGGCAGTTGGTACTCTTTGATGTATAAGATCTTCATATTGTTCATGGAGTTCACAACCAAGATAGTATCTACCTAATGATCTTGCAACCATAGCAGTAGTACCACTACCCATGAATGGATCTAATACATTATCTCCTTTCTTACTCCCTGCCTTGATGCAGGGTTCAATTAGATCGGGGGGATAAGTAGCAAAGTGAGCACCCTTGTATGGTTTCTTAGTTACTGACCATACAGATCTTTTGTTCTTAGTTGGATAACTCTTTGTTAATCCTGAATGTGGAGACTGTCCATACTCATTCGTACTTGTGTACTTACCTTTACTTCTATCTCTAGTTCCCCAGTCAGTAGCAGGTTCCTTAATTGCTTCGTTGTCATAGTAATAGTTTTTATTCTTACTTAATAAAAATATGTACTCATGTGACTTAGTACATCTATCCTTAACTGACTCAGGCATAGGGTTTGGTTTGTTCCATATAATATCCTGTCTCAAGTACCATCCATCAGCACGTAATGCAAAAGCAAGCATCCATGGTATACCTATAAGGTCTTTTTCTTTCAGTCCTTCTAGTTTATTACTACGTTTAGGTGTGTAGTCTGGTAAATCTTGCTTGGTTTTACTTACAGTTTGTTTAGGATATGCTTTACCTGGTCTGTAGTTATAGTATGAGTCACCTATGTTTAACCATAGTGTACCATCATCAGTCAGTACATCACGTACCTTCCTGAATATACCTACAAGGTTTTCAATGTATTCTTCTGGTGTATCTTCTTGACCTATCTGCTTATCTTCTTTACCATAATCTCTTAGACCATAGTAAGGTGGTGAGGTGACACATGTTCTAGCACTATTAGGTAGGAATCCATCTAGTGTTTCACGACAGTCACCATACAGTATGGTATCTTTCATCGATCACCTGCTTTCCTATTCTCACTATAGTACTCAGAGAAGTGCCCATCTTCATATCTTTTCTCCAACTTCTTAATATTAGTATCTAATACATCATCCATATCAATTTCTAATGCCATACATGCCTGTGCTACGTACCACATAACATCACCAAGTTCTATCTTAAGATGCTCTAGGTTATCTGCATTAGCAGGTTTACCTTGGAAAATCATTTTCTTAACGATCTCCATAAACTCACCACCCTCGGCAGATATACCAACAGCAGCAGTAAGTAAACGTTGTATTGCTACGTCACCACCAAGCTCTTGTAGACGGTATATAAAAGCATCAGCATCCTGAGACGGTGTGCTTGTTACACTGTTTACAAATTGAGTATACTTATTAAAATTTGAAGTCATCAAACTTAGCATGTGAACTATTGTCTTTCTTATTATACTTTACTTCATCTGTGTCGTCAACTATATCCTCCTGTGCTGCCTGTTCACAGTCATATAACCTCATCTTAGCACGATCAATACCAACAACAAATCTCTTGTTCATAGTAGGATCATTGTACCTATTCTTCAACTGCTTAACCATTATTTGATTAAGTCCCTCCAGCTCTTCTGTACTAATAAGAGCAAACATAAGGTCAGCAGTAGCAGGGAGACCAAAAGATTCAGATGTGTCAGTAAGATTAGGATCTGAACTAGCAAAACCAGACCTAGTAGTCTGCGTAGCTGAGACAATTGGAAGACTGCATTCGACAGCAAGTCCTCTAAGTTCTTCTGCGATTGCCTTGACATAAGAATAAGAATTTACGTTGACTGCACTTCTATACCTAGATGAAGCACAAATGTTTAGATAATCTACAAATATTATATCAGGTTCAAATGATTTCTTCAACTTAAGTTCTTGTAACAACGCTCTAAAATGTCCACAGTGTGCAGATGCAGTAGGGTATTCTTTGACAATCAGTTTGCCAGATGTTTTTGCTGCAAGTTTATCAATCTTCTTAGTGAAGGTAGATTTAGGAAGTTCTGCTATATCTTGAATATTTGTATTGAGTAAATTCGCATCAATCCTCTCCGCAATCTTTTCCTCTGCCATTTCGAGAGTGATGTAGAGGACGTTCTTCCCTTGGAGGAGG